AGATACTCAATAGAATCATTGAGAACAAAGTTAGAACTAGAACCAGTGTCAACACCTATTGACTGAATAAAGTCCAATATCTTCTTAACATTGTTTGTATCAGATTTCATAATGTCTAGGATTCCAGGTCTTTTTAATTTTACAACAACCTTCTTACCATTTTGAAGGGTGGCTTTGTGTACCTGCCCAATACTAGCCGATTTGAATGGAATTTCATCAAAATCTTTGAATATATCTCTATTTACAACATCTTTTACAAGATTAAAATCAAACGGTGGTACATTATCTTGGAGAGATTCGAGTTCTTTGGTAAATTCTGGTGGATAGAGGTCTCCTCGTGTGGACGCTATCTGTCCTAATTTTACAAATGTCGGACCAAGGTCTAAGAGTTCATCTCTAGTCCATCGACCGAGTTCAGCCTTATCCTCAGTAAAACGCTCTTTCCATAAATATTTAGCTGCGAATTTCCATGTTTTTACCTTTTGATTTGGCGCCAACTTGACAGGTGGCACTTTTATATTGGCTAAACTCAACATGTCCTACATTACTCTTAGGATTTTTTCTATAAGCTAAAAGTAGAATGAAGATTCATATTATCGGGGCTGGCCCAACCGGAATGTCTCTCGCATGGGAAATAATCAGGTCGGGAGACCATGATGTGACCATTTACGATAGGAAAATTTCAGCCGGAGGGTCTTGGTGGGAGCCTGACATAAAAATTAGGGATCTTCACGCACATAGAATCGTTTTCGATAAGGCGTTCATCAACACACAATCATTATTTTCTGAAATGAATATCGACTGGAATGAAATATTCCAACCAGTTGAAAAGAAAAAACATTTAAACTTTGCTTTAAAATCCTTAAGTGTAAAAGATTATGGGATTTTGATTTCTCTTTTTTCTCGAGTACTCATACACCCAGAAAAGTATAAAGGTATATCTCTGAAAGAAGCTGTAGGACCTTTAAGTGAAAAGGGTCAAAAATATATCGAACATTTTCCATTGATAATGGATGGGGTTACATGGGATGTCATGACAGCGTACGAGTTTGTAAAAAATTTAGACCACACCACACTTTCGCAAATGTACACACAGAAAGTATCAGGTAAAGTGATGTGTGACGCGATGGAACAGGCTCTTATGGACGCCGGTGCAAATTTTGTATTCGGTGTGGAATTAAAAGATGTTGAGTACGGTGAAGACGCATTCGTGGCAACATTCACAGACGAAAAGATTATAGATGATGGAATGCTCTTTTTGTGTCTCGATAATAGCCCAGCCTTGAATTTTTTGGGTGATAACTGGGGACCGGATGCACTCAAGAAGGTTCAAGGAAGTACATATGGAGCTATCAACGTACTATTAGATTACGATGAACCAGTCGAATTAAAAACAGACCTCGAAATAGCAACTGAAACTCGATGGAATTTACAACCCAAGGTCTTATACGGTACCAATACAATTTCATGTGTCATATGTGACCTTAACGAAGAAGTATTAGGTTCCAATCCAGATGTTATAAAATATGAAGTCCTAAAACAACTCGGCTTACCAGAACCTCTCGATATACGAATCGGTTGGGGGGCTGATTGGGGGATGGAAGAAAAGAAGTGGTCATTTTCACAATCATCTGGTGTTCTCAGTCTTCATGGACAACTTCCATTCTTTGGTAAATGCCCTAAAGTTGCGATGTGTGGTATGATGTCTCCTCGTGAAACTCCATACTCGAGTATTGAAGCCGGTGTCGAAGTGTCACGACTCTTGAGTAACAGGTGTTTTGGTACACGACGACCACTCAAACCTCTACTTCTTACACAAGTTTTACTACTTATTTTAGTTTTACTTATAGTTTTAGTTTTAGTATACCGTAACAGAAATCGATGAAGTTTGTCGCTACAATTCATGAACCCATGTTTGATTTCAATGATAAAAAGTATATCCGTTATATAATTCCAGCAAAAGTATCGGAAATTATAGAACGAATGCATATAAATAAATGGAAATTACTCATGAATGAAAATATAGATAATCCAATCGATGGAAATATTCTAACAGTCAAGGTACCATTCCGATATAGGAGAGTGATGTGTGACGTGAGGGGACGTCCTATTCAGTCTCTAATGAGGGGTGACGAAGTTGAAGTTGAAATAGACTTCAAGGGTGTATGGAATGTTGGTAATCACTCGGGGTTTTCTTGGATACTCTCCAGCTCTTTTACTTCTTGAGTGGCATCGGGATCATTGGGAAGATCGATGGTTTTAAGACCACCTTTCTTAAAATTCATAAACGTGTTAAGTACACCCTGGAGACGAAAAACCTCTTGGGTTAACTGTTCGATGTTCATTTGAACTTGTTTAATATTTTCATCAATATCTACAGTAGGCATTTTACTCAATTAAAGTTTATCACCTTTAACTAAGTAATTCATGACAGTTCTCACTAGGACCGGATACCTGATAGATTCGGGTCCAATCCAAGAAATTAAAAAAGAATTAACGGTAAGACCCATCGTAAATGGTGATTTTGGATTTCCTCCACCACCTTTCAAAGTTTTCAAACCAGCTAAGAATGGAATCTGCGTTCCCAGATTCTATGGAACCTCTAAACTTGGGGAGCCTACACTCGACAAACGACCAGAACCAACTAAAATTACTACCCGATTTTCAGGACAACTTCGTGATGCTACACACCAAAATGAAGCATTCGGAGCAGCTATTAAAGCGGGGCATGGCGTCCTTTCTTTACCATGTGGCTATGGCAAAACGACGGTATCCCTGGCCATAGCTTCTAAACTTGGGTATCGCACTATGATTATTGTACATAAACAGTTTCTAGCGGACCAATGGCGAGAACGTATTAAGCAGTTTTGTCCAGGTGCTACAATTGGTGTCGTACAACAAAATAAAAAAGAAGTTGAGTGTGATTTTGTCATCGCCATGCTTCAGTCCCTTTCATTGAAAGAGTATTCATTTTCAGATTTTGAAAGTATAGGAACTGTCATAGTAGACGAGGCACATCATATATGTGCCAAGGTTTTCAGTCAGTCTCTGTTTAAACTATGTCCTCGTCATATTTACGGTCTTTCGGCGACGCCCGAACGAAAAGATGGTCTCACAAAGGTTCTTCACTGGTTCATGGGACCCACCTTTTTCGCGGTGGAACGAAAAAACCAGGAACAGGTGGAAGTATTCCCAGTTACATTTGATTCTCCAAATTATAGAAACCCACCACCATCTATGCGAAACGGAAAGATTTCAATGCCAAATATGATCACAGAACTCGTCGAAGATCGCAACAGAAATAGGATGTTAGTGGAATTGGTGAAAAAAGCTTCGAGTGGTAGTAGACAACTACTCGTTCTCAGTGATCGTCGTTTTCATTGTGAATTTCTCCACCAGTGCTTTCCAAAGACGTCTGGACTCTATATGGGTGGTATGAAAGAAGCCCAACTTTTAGAATCTTCAAAGAAGAAGATTATTTTTGCAACCTTCAGTCAGGCTCACGAAGGTCTTGACATCCCAACACTCGATACTGTTATTTTAGCGAGTCCTAAATCTGATATTACACAGAGTATTGGACGAATTATGCGAGAAACGAAGGGAAAGAAGAATGAACCACATATTTATGATGTTCATGATCCATGGTCAGTCTTCACAGCTATGTATTACAAACGAATGAAAGTATATCGTCAAGGTGGTTTCAAAATACATGGAAATCACGTTGGAGAGATTAAGAACGAATTCCCTCAGGGAAAGTGTCTGTTTTTATAATCTGACCCTCTATTAAATGTCGGGTGCATTAATACAACTAGTCTCTAAAGGGGTTCAAGATGTGTATCTTACGAGTGACGAGGGACATTCATTCTTTCGTATGAAATTTACAAGGCACACAAACTTTTCTCAAGCTCCAAAGTTTATTAAAACTGTTCACTCGAATGACACCTCAATTACGATTCCCGTTTTAGGAGATGTTATCAACGGACTTTGGTTTGAATCAAGTGATACGAGTAATGCCAATATAGCATCTAATTTGTTTCACAATTCTACACTTGATTTATACGTGGGTGGCCAAAAGGTTGATTCTCAACACTATGATTACTTCGCTGAGATATGGCCCAATTATTTAGCCGATACATACAACAAATCTCAGGAACTCAATAATAAAGCTTCAACATCAAACCAAACGTTCGTACCGTTACACTTCTTTTTCTGTGATCATAAAGCCTTTTTACCTTTGATAGCGTTACAACATCACCAGGTTGAAATAAAAATTAATTTTGATGAAACAGCTGTCGCAAATTGTAACGCAAATGAAAAGAAAGCAGAATTCTACGGTAACTATGTGTACCTGGATAAAGAAGAACGAGAATCCCTGATAAGTCGAACACTAGATTTTGTCGTGACACAAACACAAAAAATAGAATTACCTCTCGAAAGTGTTACAGATAACACAACACAATCAGGTGGGTACAATGCACTTGATATTTCGTCGTTTAATCATCCCGTAAAATCTTTATTTTTTGGGTATGGGTGTTCTACTTCAAATTTTGCGGGTGACCGTTTCTCGTTCATTAATGCAGATTTATTCATTAATGGTATTTCATTCCTCGAAAACATGTCTCCAACATATTTCCATACAGTACAAAATTATTACAAGTCAAATTACGGACAAACTGAATTTGATATAGATAGTCATACAGGTGTATACACACGCTATTTTGTGTATCATTTCTGTCTCAACGCATCTGATTACAACCCAAGTGGTTCATGTAATTTTAGTCGTCTCGATAACGCGAAACTTATCCTCCGTGGAGTCGAAAAGGGTGAATTAAGACCATCAAATCAAGATGTGTATGTGTTTGCAGTGAATTACAATGTGCTCAGAATTAAGGACGGTTTAGCCGGAATTTTATTCGGCAACTAATGTATAAATGGGAAAGCTTGTACGTGCTGGTCAAATTTTTGTAACCAGTCTAGATGCAACACCCAGAGAGTCCGATGTTTTAACTGGACTTGCGAGTATTGATGCTGGTGAAATCACAGCAGATGAAATTCAAGTGGCGAATTTGAAGATTACCGGTGAGTTGACATCTACATCCGATACAACTCAATTTGCGGGCACTACAAATGTAAATCGTCTCACCGCTACACAGGTTGGTATTGGTACGGATAACCCCATTAACGATTTTCAGATTGGTACAACTGATTTAATAGTCAATAGAACTGTTCAGAACTTGGTCACTGTGCAGGGTAACGTGGTGAGTACAAACGTATTCGCGACTGATACTTTCAAGACGACAAATGATAAATTCTTGGTTGATGCCACAGCTTCTAACGTATTAACAATTGATGGCAACGTGGCGTCTACTAATGCTACGATAACTAAACAATTGACCGTTGGTACGGGTGTTACCGCGGGTACTGATTCCAACGTAGCCGTATTTGAAAATGGTAATGTCGTTGTTCGTGATGGATTTTTACGGGTATTTGGAAATGTTGATATCAGTGGTAATTTAGCTATTACAGAAATTCCTTCGTATACGAGTGTCGACAATCTCGTCGTGTCAAACGCTGTCATACAAATGGGTAAGGGTAACAACGGGACGTATGACATGGCTGTACTCATGAGAGATGGTGCCCCGGATACTGGTAATGTATTCTTGGGGTATACCCACGCCGACGACCAGTTTAAACTTTCTAGAACGTACGGTACTCCCGAAGATGCAAACTTTACCATGGATAGTGCAAATACCGTGAATCTTCATGTATTTGGTGACATTTATACACAAAACAACGTGGGTATAGCAAACACCTCACCGGCATTTTCCCTTTCTGTGGGTTCTAATGTATATATCAATGATGTGGCATCATCTTCGGCTAATGTTCTACACGCGAATGGATATGGTTTCTTCGAGGGTTTGAGAATTGGTGATGACGGGCTGACGGTGGGTAGCCTGATTACTCTTGATGCCGATGCAGCTATACCTATGGTAGTAGCGTCAAAGATTGAGTCCCATGCTATTCAAACGACTGGTGCGACCCCGTCGGGTATAGCGAATACCAATTCTACAAATATGTTGTCGATCGGTGATAAAATATTTATTAACGCAGATTCTGCTAACCTTGTCACGGTGCTCGGTAATACAGCGACGGGTCGTCTCATCACACAATCAATTTTGGTTCAGGATTTCATCGAAGTTGAGGGTGAATCCGGTATTTCGTCTGCGGCGAATGTTATTATTCATGGTGACATCTCGGGTGAAGACTCAACCGCGAATACTGTCAGTTTTCGGTGTGGACCACTGACGTCAAATATAAGTGCGATTGAAATCAAGGGTGCCAAAACATCTGCGAATAGTCAAACCATCGTATTCAAGACTCGAAATACGGAAAGAATGCGGGTAGCTTCTGACGGTAAGGTGGGTTTATCCAATACTGAACCGAGTGAACTTTTAACTCTTGGTGGAAATCTAAAACTTAACGGAAGTAATGCAGCTATAATAGGTAGTGATACAAACTATTTGAAAGCTTTTACGGATATTAACGGTAATCAAACGAGAATTGAAAATCGTGTGGGAAGTGGTAAAGGTCTTAGCTTTTACGCGAGTACGACCGGTACAATGGGAACACCAAAGTTAACCATATTAGAATCGAGTAATGTTGGTGTTGGTACCGCATCACCGGTTGGTCTTTTACACACAAATGGTGGAACCGTGTTTATCAATGACCAAGTCGCTAATAGAGGAACCACGAGTCATCTTGATACACCCTTAGTAGTATCCAATACAAGTGCAATTGTTGGTATTTCTGATTTTAATAACGTACTTCAATTAGCGCGTGAAGGTGGTTCTGGTAGGGATGGTGTAAGAAGTGTTTTCAAAATGGGGAAGCACGATCTTTCCAGTGGAACCTCACGATCTCAATTGAATTTATCACTAGCGAGTGATGATTATGAAACTGAAAGTCATGTCATGACATGGCGAAGTAATAAGCGAGTGGGGATTGGTACTACCACACCTACGGCCCATTTAGAAATTCTTGGAACGGGTATAGGAAATTTCAATACAAATGGTCTACTCGTTCATAATATTGAAGGTACTCCGGGTGATGCGATTATGGCTGCGAGGACAAGTAGTCTCAATTCAAACGCATTCGCTTCGTTTGCACAGACGGATGGAGATACTGGGTCATCTATTGCGAATCCGGTGGGATATTCAGTGGGTTTAGCCGGTGCACTTCGAAATGGTACACGTGTGGCAGATTTTAGAATTACCAAAAACCCAAATGTAATCGATGAATCTGGAACTGTTCAATTATTCATAGATGGTGCCAACGGAAATATGGGAATAGGCACCGATATACCCCGTGATTCTTTGGAAGTAAGTGGTAATGTTGTCATAGGTAATAAACTTTCGTTTAGTGGTGTATCTTCCGATGAATTTGGTAATACGTTCATCACAGAGCGACTATATGATAACCTTGGTAAATCCGAACTTGTTATATTCAAGGGTAACGATCGAACGGGTACCGCCGCCCCCGATAGGATTCGTTCGGTAGCGGCCGAGCATCTTTTCCAGACGTACAACACAACTTTACCCTCGTTGACTACTAATCAAATTCAATCGGCATTATTAGGTGATGGTTCGGTGGTATCACGTGCAATGACAATAACTCCTTCGGGTGTAGTTGTCATAGGAGCTTTACCTTTAGATGACCAAGGTGAATTAGACGTAAGTAGTGCTACTCGATTCTATGTCGGTGGTGGTCTTGAGTTCGCACAGGATCAGTCAATGAAGTTTGGTGCTTTAGATATATTTACAGCTGCGGTTGGTCCAGTAAATTTAATAGAATCTATTGGAAATGCACCTTTAGTTTTCCGACAAAAGGTGTCTGGTACCAGTACCGAATATGCACGATTTACAAATGAAGGTCTCGTGGGTTTCGGTACAAATTCACCAGAATCAAATGTTCATATATACTCCGATGCGACCGGAGACATAGATGTCCTCAAACTCCAAAACCCTGGTACAAATAACAAGGTCGGTCTCACTCTTAACACAAATGATAATTACGGTGGATACGTGAGAGGTTTTAGTGACTCCACCCATTCTGTGCATGGTACGGTGATAGGTGCTGTGAACAATGGTACCGAAGGGGATGGTATACACATAATACATACTTCGAATGTGGGTGTGGGTACAGTAAATCCAAGTGAGCATTTCACTGTGTATAACGGTACGGCTCGTTTAGAACATGCGACGAGTAATGCTATTCTCGAGTTCAAGACGACTGGTGGAGTGTCCAATATCTATGGTGACCACACGGGTAATGTATTTATCGATCCAGTTAGGAGTTTCATCGTGAATAGCGATACTGAAATTGTTGGTGACCTTCAAATCGATGGTAAAATTGATTTGGGTAACCAAGTCGCTGTAGACCTCAGTGGTGCGGATGCCACAGCTGCACTCGAAGTAGGTGGAAGTTTCATTTCCAACTCGAATGAGGTCGCATGTAAACGATACTCAAAAACCTTTACACGCACGAATCAACAAAGTCAGGATGTACAGCTACGATTCAACAATAATTCCTTTTATGCTAAGATTGTTGCCATCTTGAGATCTGATTTTAATGTGAATGATATGAGTACTTTAGTCATAGAAGTTCAAGGNGGTACACGNGACGGNGCGACTCCATCCGAAAATATAACGATGGGTAATAAAAGTCTTTTCGGNGGNGGTAACTTACACCCATGGAATCCCACGGTTACGACAGGTAAAAACGGTATTCTTTTCGCCCCAGAAGTTACATCGGGACGTACGTATTATTACGACCTTTTTGTTGAAGTTATAACATCTCAAGGTGCTAAATTAACTGAAGTAAGAACAAATAACCCCGGTGTTGATAATTTCTCCGGAACACAATTGGTAACGTTTACTCATTAAATTTACTACGAGGGAATACCCCGCGGTAGATTCAACATTTATGCCCTGATGGAATCAGAGATGGCTAGTGCGACTACGCCAACAATGAAAGCCATGATGACGTAATTCATTTCAGTTTCTTCACGACCGACCTGAGACTTTACAGGTTCGGCCTTGGCCTCGGCGACAACTTCTTGCTGTCGAACGGGAGGCTCGAGCTCCTCAAGCGGGCAATACGCTATCATTTATATATATTTAGAGATTAATTTCGGTCTTCTTCTTTCGACGAGTTCTTTTGGGTTTGGCTCCACCAACATTAACTTCTTTGACTTCACCACCTGTAGAATCTCCTGATACGGAAATGATATCAGAGAGATCATCCTCCTCTTCCATGATGGGATCAACCGAATTTGATTGTCCCATGGTGGTGTTCATAGGTGGTGGTGGGGGCATCATGATATTACCCATCAAATTCGAAATGTCCATACCCGGTCCTTGCATTTCGTATTGTCCCGTACCTCCTACAGGTGCGTCCACAGAGGGACCTCCCGGTGCGCGTGTGGTATTCTGTACAGCGCTCATCATATTCTTAACAAGGTCTGGGTTCTGCTTGATGACGTCATTCATGTTGGGCATAACCGATTTGAACATAGAATTGGTCAGATGGAACATCATTGCAGAGCCACCGAGCATCATGATAAGCTTGACCTCTGGTGCAACGTTAACCTTCGAGCGGTACTTCACATACAGTTCTTCAAAGACTCCGTCATAGTCGTCAACATTCTCCATCACAGACTCAGACCAACCCTCGAGTTGAACCTCAAAGGGGTTGTATCTCTTATTAAGAAACTCAAGCCCTGTTACACATGCGATGAGCATACGCCTCGAAAACCGAACAGATTGTTCTACGTCTATGCTATACGTGATACGCTTAACCTCTGATCTGAGTTCATCAACCCCTGAGTATGCATTCAGTCGTTTGTTCACAGCGAACCCCTTCTTTTCTAACCTTCCGAGTTTATTAACAAGATCCGCCTTTTCCTCATCAATTGATGTATACCCCTTGGAAGGTTGTTCCGCCTGTTCACCCGGCCCTGGCCCCATGGGTTCATCATCGAACATCATCGGTTCATCTTCCCCGTAATCAATCTCTTCATCTTCCCTATTCTGAACTGGAACACTCTGTTTGTTGGGATTTACAAAAGCATCCATCGCTTCTTGGTGTTGGGCAGTTCCAGGTCTTTGCATTGGTCGTGTGGTGGGTCTGGGTACCGGCTTCGGTCGAGGAGCGGAAATTTGAATCTCATCCATGAGTGCCTGCTCATCAGCATCTAATTTCATCACATTCGTTTGACCCCTGTCGAGTACGATTTCTTCGTCCATCTACTCTCTATGTAGAAACTAAGAAAATGTCTTTAACGCACTTCAAAAATTATATATGTCTATTATAAATGTTCAAACTCAATCTCAACCGCGCCGATCGCAACGCTCTCGTGGCGATGACCGTGTTGATAATTCTCATCACCATTCTTGGTTTCATGAATGTACGAAGCTCCAAGTACCAACCCAGGCCAATTACTATTACACCCGTCAGTGAGGAGTCTCTTTTTGACCTCAAGTCTGATGTTGAGTGTGTTGCTGGTGGGGGTAAAAAGGATAGCCCTTACTCGGTTGGTCTCACCCCAGGTGGTCTCTGTGGTGCACAGGAATTAGTCGGTGCCCACGCTGGTTATGAGATCGCGGACGGAATCGGTGGATCTTTAATCTAAGCTAATAATAAATGGCCCTGATTACATCGCCAACGGAAATGATTCCAGATCTTAATTATGAATATCACACCATCACTATTGATAGTGTGGGTCAGGATAATGCAAATACTTTTACTTGTCATCTTCAACAGCCATTGAAGAATGTGGTTCAGGCCAGGCTTGTCGGTGCGCGTATCAATACGACTACGGCGACCGAACATTGTTACATATCTATAAATGAACTTGACTCCATTTTCTCTGACAGGGCCTCCAATGTTCTCACAGGTCAATCATCCTTGAGCATTCTTAGAAACTCATTCGCTAGTCTCGTCACTGCCGATGATACAGGTATAATAAGTTTTAAAGATGACTACCCCGTTGCAACACAATACGTAAACCCAATTCGTTCGATCGATAGATTTACTGTAAATATACGGGATCAGGACGCAAATCTTGTGACTCCCCCAAATCCCGCCGAGAATAACTTTTTAGTTCTTCGTTTCGTTTGTAGAAAACCCAACCTGTAATTTTTCTCCCCTTAAATTAGTATTACCATGTCTGCCGGTGTTGTTCAATTGATTGCCATAGGAGCCCAGGATAAATTTATCGTGGGTGATCCTCAAATATCTTTCTTCAGTTCAACATTCAAACGCCATGCTAATTTTTCACAATCCGTTGAAAAACAAACAATCCACGGAGCGGTGAAAAACAATTCTATGTCCAGTGTTCAGTTCGAGAGATCGGGTGATCTTCTCAATTACGTGTATTTTACGATGGATAACAATACAGAGGCTCTCGACACCCAAAGATGGGATAACATTNTCGAGAAGGTTGAACTTTTGATTGGTGGTTCTGTTATAGACACTCAAGATGCTGTNTTCACCGAGAATATTGCCGTCGATACGTTCGCTCAAAACGTTTCTAAGAGTGCACAAGGTACCCACCCAGGTATTTCTGCTCGTTCGTTTTTTTACCCTCTGAGGTTCTTTTTTTGTGAGTCGCCACAGTCTTCGTTGCCGCTCGTAGCCTTAAACTATCATAACGTGGAGCTTCGCATTTATTGGGGTTCTGCCGCTACTAATAAAAATATTGAAGCTTTCGCAAATTATATTTATTTAGATAACGAAGAACGTAGTCAGGTCGCTTCACGTAAACATGATATGCTGATAACACAGGTTCAAAAGAATGTCGCTTCCGGAACGACCGTTCAAGAACTTACGTTTAATCACCCAGTGAAGTACCTAGCCTCGTCCAATACAACAACCGATAGCGCACTCACTTCGGCGACAAACAGAGTGAAATTAAATATAAATGGTGTCGATTTAAGCAATTATAGATGGGGTAAACCTCATTTCATTGATGTGATGCATTATTATCACACAAACTTTGTGGCATCCCCAGATTTCTTCTTGTATCCATTTTGTTTATCTACAAGTTCACACCAGCCGACTGGTACACTGAATTTCAGTCGTATCACTTCAGCAAAGATTATGAGCGAATCTGTGGATATCCTCGACCCTATATACGCAATAAACTATAATATATTACGAGTTGAAAATGGAATGGCAGCATTGCTTTATGCAAATTAAAAATGCCATTGTATATTAAATGGTCAAGAACTTGCCGACGGTGGAGCGGTCCACCAAAATCAGGTTCGGTAAAAATTGTACCAACGACCAGGCAGAAAACACACTCGTGTTCAATGCGAGTAACGTTGAAATCGATGCTGCATTTGAAAATTCTATCTATATGACACCCCTGCGTTTAAGAACAGATCTTTCAGATAGAAATATAACTGTATTGGCATATAATCGAGTGACCAAGGAAATTATGGACTCCGATGCCATCGCGGAGGATATTCTTAATTTCACTCTCGAGGCAGCTGTACAGAACGGAAATGTGACGGCAAATATAGTTTCATTTAATAATACCATCACGGGTTTTACAACCCTTTCAAATGTGGGTATTGCAAACGCTGCACCGGTGGATACTCTTTCAGTGGGTTCAAAAGTTTTCGTAAATCAATCTGCGACTGATACACTTCGAGTTTTGGGAAACACATACATTCAAAATAGTTTGGTGGTTGACGGAGACGCGACGTTTAATGGTCTCGTCACAACTTTACATTCCAATAACACGACCATAACCGACGCTCTCGTAGAGTTGGGAAAAGATAATACTGGAAGTGATTCAACTTTGGATCTTGGTCTTCTTTTAAATCGCCCCGGTTCAAATGTTGGGGTTGGGTTTCGGGAAAATTCAAAAGAATTTGCTATTGGGTACACAACTTCGAGTGCGTCGGGTCATACCATTACCCCTCTTACGAGTGAAGATATAAACGTACATGTGTACGGTCAATTATTTACACAATCAAATGTGGGTATCATAAATACATCCCCCATACACACTTTAGACGTGGGTTCGAATCTTTTCGTGGACGAATTCGGTTCAAATATTTTGAATGTTATTGGAAATACAGATATTTCTGGGGATTTGAGTATCGGTGGAAACACTTTAATTGATAGCAAGATAGGTGTAAAAACAGACACACCGGACGCTGAGTTACATGTCGTGGGAAATGCGTACGTGAGTTCCAATCTTACTGTCGATACAAATACATTACATGTTGATACAGTCACAAATCGTGTCGGTATTAACCAATTGTATCCCACCAAGGATTTGGATGTCAACGGAACAATAGCCGCCACCCGGCGTGTTGATAATTCTGGGTATGATCGTTTACTCATAGGTACAGATACGGGTGCTACCATTCACCCAAGTTCAAACGCACATCTCATTTCTTTGGGGTACCGAGCTGGTTATGAACACCAACATTCCAACTCTGTAGCGATTGGTTATCAAGCGGGTAGTGTCACACAAGCGGAATCTTCTATCGCCATCGGTGAAAGATCNGGTGAAACCAATCAAGGAAATAGTTCTATCGCCATCGGTGATAAAGCAGCTTTTCAAAATCAAGCTGCGTATTCTATCGCTATCGGTGAAAACGCCGGTGGCCAGGATCAATTGGGTAATTCGATCGCTATAGGTAAAGATGCTGGTAGTCAAAATCAGGGTCAAAAA